TATTCAACGACGCAGTTAGTGTCAGTTTTGAGATGGGCATGATCAATCAAATCCTTTTCATTCGGTCGATCTGGCGCTCGGTCTGACGATAGATTTCGTTCAAATCAAGAGCCTTCGGCGATGTGTTGTACTGGTTGAAGACCGTTGGGGTCTGGTTACGCTTCAGTTCCTCGCGGAGTGCTCGGATCTCTTGCTGCATTTGGCTGCCATTTTGAACCGATGAACCGACCACTGAAGCGTGGACGTCGTTCAGCTCTAGGTCACGCAGACCTTGGATCTCGGACGTGTCAACTGTGGGTTTAATCACAGGGGCATAGTCCATATTGAGATCCATAGTATCCATGATCTTTTCGGAAATGTTCCTAAGGTCGCGGTAGACGGTATCCTCGGTGTTCCCGAGGCCTTTCGACATACCGAGCATCATGAACTTACCGACCTCGGCAAACTTCCTTGACGGAGATTGAATACCAAGATAGCTCTTGACTGTGTCAAGACAGCTATTAGCGAGGTTCTTCATCGTATTGAGAACCTTGTTCTTGGCGTTATCAAGACCATTCTTAATGCCGTCAATAATGTTGCGCCCGATAGACGCAGCCTTATCGCCAACACTACTAGCGATATTAGAAATATCGCCAAATAGGAAGTTCTTGATGCTATTAACCAGCTTATTGACTGCCGCTTTCAGCTCGGGACCACGTTGATCAATTGCGTCTGAGAACGCATTGATGAATGTGATCAATGCCTGGAATGCTGCGTCGATAATTCCTGCTGCCATACTAGCCATGCCATTTAGCCACGCGGTAATGAGGTTGACACCTGCATCGACCATTGGCTGAACGTTGTCGGCGAGTGTGTTAGCGATCTCGACAACCAGGTCAATCACGAACTGTAGAATCGTCGGTATCGCTTCGAACAAGAAGTCCATGAGCGAATTGAGCCAGTTGAGCAGATGCTCCCCAAGCTGTGGGAGATATGCATCAATGGCCGACAGCACTGTATCTAGTATGATAAGCAAATTGGCGAGAATCTCTGGCATTCTTGCGGCTAGCTGACCCAGTAGATTGGCGAGGAACGTGATGATAGCTCCGGTCAACTGAGGCCCTTGCTCATAGAGGAATCGGATTACCTCAACTGCAAGTTGCCGAATCCCCTTGCCTAGAACCTTGATGAACTCGACAAGGGCTGGACCAAGCGCCTTAGCTAGGGCTTTAAGGGCCTCGCCAAGGGCTGGCGCCGCATTCTTCACCGCATTGGCCACGCCAACAAGGGCAGCCTCGATAGCGGGAGCCGCAGCAGCGATAATAGTAGCGCCCGCGGCGATGCCAGCTGCGATAGAGACAATACCGGCACCAATCGCAGGTCCTGCCATGCTGATAGCCGCAACGAAAGCGGTGACCACCATGACTAGAAGGATCAGGCTACCGATAATCGCGAGGGTGACCCCTCCGAGAACCGCAATAGCAGCCGTTAGAATTAGGATGCCAGCGGCGACTACCGGTGCTAGAGCTGCGGCACCGATGAAGATGAGAAGTCCACCCGCAATAGCGAGCAAGGCTATACCCACCTTCGAGGCGTCCAGAGCTGCAATGGCTCCGATAGCGCTTGCGAGAACTCGTACGGCCACGGCCATCATAATGACAGCTGCGGCACCTTCCCACGAACCTTCCGCATTCCTAGCCGCAATTACCAGGACCGCCAAGACGGCTCCCATTTTGAGAGCTGAACTTAGGAGATTATCCCACGGAATTTGTCCAATCTTCTGGAGAACTGTTGAGACTACTAGCATAGCCACGGCCAAGGCCAGAACGCTGTACGCCCCAGCCAATGCAGTTGGCGGTGTCTTAGTCGCGACGACCGCCATCACGGTTAGAGCCGCAGACATGCCGAGTAGACCCTGGATAATTGCTCCTCTTGGAAGCATTCCCAGGGCGACTACTACTGCAGAGATCATCACCAGGGCGTGAGCGACTCCTAGAAGCATGACGGCAACTCCAGCCAACTTCTCGAACGATGAGGTACTCTTGTTCAGAGAATATACGAACGCTGCTACGCCGGCCATCAATAGACCGACCGCGACCAGCCCCTGCATAATCACTGCCGTTGGGAGAGCCCCGAGGATAGTGACGGGAAGAATAAGCATGTTGATAGCCAGCGCCATTCCTAGAATAGTCGCGGCACCGGAGATCATTTGTTTCTCATTCTTAGCTAGCTGCTTGGCAAACTGTACTAGGCCCTCGAGCATGAGTCCTACAGCGACAATCCCCTGAAGAAGTGCCTTGGTGTCCATAGACCCCATGATGAGGGCCGCTATAGACAGCTGTACCATAGCTGCACTAAACACGATTAGTGCTGCGAGCATGACACCGAACTTCTTGGGGTTTACTTTGACTCCCGCCAAGGTGGACATACTAGTTGTTAGAATTTTAGCCAGTACGCCAATGGCGATGGCACCCTGAATGAGTTGCTCCGCAGGAAGCATTGCCAAGACGAACAGGGACGCCGCCAAGATACCAACCGAGACAGCAATATCACGGAGGGACTTAGCCTTGATAGCCTCGGTCAGAGCGCTAAGCGACTTCTGTAGTTCACTAAACACTCCTCCGATTTTACCCATGAGTCCGTTTGCAGAGTCTGTCAGATTCTGGAATCCGCCAAGGAGGTTCTGGAGCGTTTTGAACCCCATACCAAGGCCTCCTCCGAGGAGAACGCCGCTTAGCAGATCGGACAGCGAGAGGTTCTGAAGTGAATCCCCAAGTCCGTTCCAGAAATTTTGGATCATTTTGCCTGTACTGTTAAGGGCGCTTCCAATGTTTTCCTTAAAGGAAGCAAACGCGGTCGAATTCGCGGCAAATTCTTTAATCGCCGCGATGCCATTGAAGAGACCGGAGACTAGGTTGCCGAGGGCCGTCGTGCAGGCTGCTGCGAAAGTGAACATAGCGTTCGTTAGCGTCAGCAGGATAGTACCGAGAAAGCCGAAAGTATCGTATGTATTATGGACGGCTGTAGCCAGCTTGCCAAAGATTCCTGTTAGGAACGACCCCGAAGAAGACGCCCCTCCAAAAATCTTATCGGTCAGATTCGCAATAGCGCTCCCGATCTTAGCGATCGCGTCGACGGTTGCATTGATGAACTTTCCGAACGGACCGAACGAGTTCATCATTTCTTTGAAACCTGCTCCCAGGTTTGCAAAGAGCTTGCTTCCGTCGAAGCTGTAAATGAAGCTATTCAGAGAACTTGCGATTGTGCTCCCAAACGACTTGATAGCCGATAGTTGGCCTCCAAACGCATCCTTAACTGCGTCCTTGATTGCGCTCACTCGCTCAGCAAGGGTCTTAAACGTATCAGATGCAATCTTTGCAGAGCGGTCCCAAGCCAGCAAAAGACCCGGCTTGGAATTACTCCAGAAACTGCTAACAGCCTTAGCGGCATTGTCGAATGTGGCTGCCAAGTTCTTACCGAATGCTTCGGCAAGAGGCTTGACGCTATCGCTGAACTTCTTTACCTTCGAAGACCACTCCGGACCGATCGACTGGGCGATCCCTTCCATTGTTTTATAGAAGGAGATACCCCAGTCGGTGACTGCTCGGGTCATCTTTCCAAACGGAGACGTAGAGCTCTTCAGGAAATCCTTAAAGGAGAATCCCAGCTTTGAGATGCTCTCCGAGACCGGTCCGAACACCGACTTAATCGAGTCCTTTAGAACACCAAGGAATTCAGCGATGGGCGGTAGCAGCGCTTCAATAACCACTCGAATTCCGTTAAAGAACGGAGTGATTGCGAGACTGGCTAGTTCAGTAAACCAGTCAACAAGCGCCTGAACCCACCCTACGATCGTGTCTAGGATTGTTCCAAGGGTCGAAAGAACATCGATTCCGCCGGTCAGTTTGCTAAACCAGTCAGCAAACACAGTAACAATCTCAGACACCTTAGCGCCGATTCGCAGGAGCGGTTTAACAATAGCCCCGAGAAGAATCAAACCGATCTTGCCGGCCGCCACTGCCACCTGACCCACAGCAGCCCCAAAAGTGATAAGAGCTGACACAACTGGCTTAAGCAGCTGGGCTACCATTTTGAAGACAAGCCCCATGTCGGTAGCCATGCGGTTGGTCATGATTAGCCAGTTGGCGATTTCGTGATGCAGGTACTTTGAAAATTCGAAGAGCACCTTCCCGGCATCACCTGCGAATACGTCCTTTAGGGCGTTCCCGATTGCATAGATCGGCCTTGACATCGTCTTCCAGATGTCAAGCAGCGAATACCACCACTCGTACCATCCGCCAAGTTCATCCCACCTGTCAAGGATGCCTTGCACGGCGTCAAAGAACGACCCGATGACACCATTAACAGTATCCCCGACGGCGGTCCAAAGGTATCTGGCCCTCTCGAAGTCGCCGAAGAAGGTCCTGAACAAAGCAGCCCAGCCGGAACCCAATGCTTCCGCAGTTGTGTCCATAAGCTGGGCAAATGTCTTAACCTTCGTGGCAGCATCATTTGCGGTGTCTGCGAGCTTCATGATTTCTTCAGTCTGCTCTTCAGTGTAACCGGCATTCAAGAGCTGTTCCTTGGACAGGTCTCCGGTATACTGAGCAAGAGTCTCGATCATGATGTCGGACGTCAGCCAGTTTTGGGCAAGCGAGGTCCTAAAGGAACCTGCTTTTTCGATCATCGCGTCAACCTCGACACCGTAAGTGCGAGCGGTGCGCTTGAGCGACTCCTGGAATTGTTCGCCGCCCATGCCGGCGTTGACGATTGAGTTCCAGTCCTGGAGCTTGACCACGCCAGTGGAAAGAGCCTGCGAAAGCTGGTACATAGCCGTCGCTGCCTGGGCCGAAGACGCACCAGACATAGCGGCCACGTTGGAAAGACCCTTAATCGAGGATACTGATTCCTTCAGACCAACGCCAGCCGATGTGAACATACCAATATTCTTGGTCATTTCGCTGAACGAGTAGATCGTCTTGTCAGCGTATTGGTTCAGCTCGTCAAGGGCTGCGTTAATAGTAGCGATCGTCTCACCCTTGGAGAACGTATTCGCCTGAATGGTCTGGACTGCATTGAGCTGATTCTCGTATTCGCGGAAGCCGTCTAGGATGGGGCCAAATGCGAAGGAGCTGAGCATTGAGCCGCCAGCGGTGATAGCCTTAGCGGCAATGTTACCTAGCGCGACGGACGCAGCTCCCCCAAGCATAGTAAAGTTGGTTGAAGTTTGCTTAGCAACGGCACCGACAGAAGACGTAGCTGTAGCAGCACTGGTCGACGTTGTCGATACCGTAGTGTTGACGTTCTTGACACTATTGGCGAGGCCGTTCATGCCCTTGGCGGCGCTCTGAGCAGCCGGGGTAATGTTATCAAGACCGGTGTTGGCGGTCTTGAAATTCATACCATCCTTGAGCCGGCTGACATTCTTGAGAACGCCTTCGACCTTGGAAGAGAACTTAGAGTCATCGAGCTCTAGGCTGACGACCTTGTTTTCGATAGATTTTGCCATGTTATTCGAGTGCCTTTCTCACCATTTCATCGATCTCGTTGAAAATCGGGCGCATAGCTGGATTGATGTAATCTCGACCCTGTACGTAGCCGCCCTGCCTAGTACCATGCCCGTATTGCAGGATGATGGCAATAGGCACTCCGTTAACAACGTGCGTGTTATACCAGACGATCTTAATGCCTCGTTTGGTTCTCACAATTTTGTAATCCCAGGACCGGGCGGTTTTTCCGGTCTTTTCGGGTGTTGCAGATTGGAGGGCCGCCAAACCACGAGAAGCTGCGTCGCTGAGTACAGACCTAAGATTCTGATCCTTTACTCTTTGCAGCCATTTTGACGTTTCGAAGTCTCCTTTGAAACTCATCTCAATCATGACGGCCCTCCTTTCTGTTAGTTGTTAATCACGCGAGTGAGTTCGGTCGCAGTGACAGGTCCGACAATACCGTCAACCGTGACTCCAAGGATCCTCTGGACCTCGGCAACAGTTTCGTCATGGGCCTCTTCCGAGTTTTCGCCCCAGATACCGTCAGTATCGGTGCCTACAACATCCTGCGCGAACTCGATCCCACACGGGAAGTTATTGCCACCCCAATCAGATGCGGAGACGAGAACAAGCGCTCGAAGGTTAAGGTCGGAAGCATCCGCAGAGCAGTGCAGGACCTTGGCGAGCTGTTCTCGACGGTCCACAGTGGTGGGCGCAGGCGGAGCATACGCAGGGGCGACCTCACCACCGGAGAGGCGGTTGTACATCTCGACCGCATATCCCATGTAGAGGTCGCGGTACTTATCCCGGAGTTGGAACGGACACGCAGTCGAAGAGAAGTCCGAATGCGGGAACACATTCCAGCCCCATGTGGGCGCGCCAAGGCCGTAGCCATAGCAAAGCGCACCGGTGAGATATCCACCGTACTTCAGTGTGGCGTCGGAGATGTCCCAAGGCGTGGCATCGTTGGGACCCGTGATGTTCGCGTGCTCGATACCGATAGACTTGGTGTTCGCTTCCCAGCTACCGGCGTGATACGCGGTATCATAGTCGTGCACGAGCTGGCCAATAGTACCATCAGCCTCAACCTGGTAGTGCGCCGATGTTCCGGAGCCCTCCCAGAAGTTTCCGACGGTCTCAGTGGACTGTCGGACTCCCGCGTTGTGATGAAGGACGATGAACTCAATATCATGACCTTCGCGACCACTGGCATGCGACCGGTTAATAAAGCATTGCTTATCAGCAATAAGATTTGAGTAGTCCATGGTTATCCTCTTGAGTTGTATTTGGCCCGGCGGGCCCTATTTAGAGCAGCGCGCTGAGCGGCCGAAGCCTTTGAGTTTACGTTATTGCCACCTTGTTTTGCCGCACTGAGCTTTATCAAGGTCAGCAACCTGTTCAGATTCCATTTATCACATTCGTACGGGATGTTGAATTGCGACATGTACCAGTAGATCAATTCACTGGTCATGGAATCTTTAGGGCCACCGCGAGGCGGGGGAGACAGTAGATTAGTTGCGGAGGCCCCATCGGCAATGTAGTCTGCTATTTTGACTTGAAGCGCTCTGTCAAGTCGTCGCGTGAAATCCCCGGGGAGAGGCTCCTCCGACATACATTCTACATAATACACTGTTTCTTCCGGAGTGGCGGGAGGGTTGTCTAGAAACGAACGTTTATAGACAGATTCCCACTTACTCACGGCCGCCAGCGAGTGCGTTAAATGCAAAGTGCACGAAGGCATGGTTACAAACGTAGATGACTCTTCGTCGAACCGCTCTTCCCCGGGGAGTTCAAGCGTTAACGTGATCACGCCGCCACGAGAGCCTTAATCTCGTCGGGCGTAACCAGCGTAGGCGTGCCGGTAGCGCCGTACAGCTTGTCAGTGATCTTCTTGTACTTTGTGGCCTCGAGCTTCGTGGAATCAACCGTGATCAGCGCGGTGGGCTGGAAGCCCGAAACGTTGATCGGAACCGTGGAGCATTCCCACGAGAAAGTGATCGCCTCGGGGGAGTCCGAGATGGTGTTATACGCCTTCTCGGAAGGTGCCGCCATGGCACCGTAGATGATGTGAAGGAGCTCGCCGTACTGGTCACCCTTCGTATCATTGCCGAGCTTGGTGCAGTAGCTGAACGCGAAACGCGTTCGAGGCTGCTGACCAATATTGATACCCGCAACGAGCGCAGCAGTGCCGTCACACACTGCAAACTCATCGGGGTAGGTATAAGCCTCGATCGTAAACTTGAGGTTTTCGGCCGAGATCAGCGTCAGGTACTTCATATTATCGGCGTAGATGTCCGACGACTCAGCGCCTTCCGGGCTCTCGGAAACAGACTTAAGACCGTTCCAGGCGACACCAGTACCGTAACGGTTCTGCTTGAGGTCGTAAGGGTACAGAACGCCCTTGCTGACGCCAGTCTGGTAGATGTGCTTGCCTTCTTCGTCCCAAACGAGCTGGGGCATGGTTTTCTCCTTAAAGATAGGTGGTGAACACAAAGTGATTCATACCATCCGATTGGTATGACGTGTCCAGTGTTGTATAAGGGATGTCTAGAATCGCGTCTAGGACGTCGGGCTGAGGATCCTTGGTGATTAGAGTAACTGTGTACTCTTGGTTATCCTTATACCTTCGATCGGATGCGTGATCTGACTCGTTTTTGCTTAGATGAAATATTACAGCCGGGTAATCTACTCTGAGATTTTCGGGCGGTTGAAAGTACACCCTATTATGGGCTACTGCTTTTCTAAGCAAGTGTAGGAGATCTTTATACGTGCGCATAAAGACCTCCTAGCTGTATCGTAACCCTCGGCGGCTCAACAGATACTGATTGTACCTCCCATTTTGAGCCTTTCCATACAACGTATCGAAGGTCCATGAGATTGTTGTTCATCCATGGGGTTAGGATTACGCTAACTTCGTTGGAGAGGCGGAGGTTAGTGTTCACCGAGTCCGAATTGTTGTACCGATTGGAGATCCTGCGAAGGAACCCCTTTGCCGGTACTTCTTTTCGTTCCTCTAGATAAACGCCTTCCTCCGTCTCCACCGTAGTTACGAAGCCTAGCTTGCCGCTAAACTTCGCCATGAGATCACGCCTTCTTGCGGGAGACCGTGAGCGCGGAATACGGTGCCGTCAGGGAGCCCGACAGGCGGGTCTCCATGAGGTACTTGTACTGGTTGAAGTCGAGATCAAACGTCTCGGCCATACCCAGCTCAGCGCCGGCGTTAGAACCAATCGTGTAATCTCGGAGATCCACGACGATAGCCAGCAGCTCGGTATCAGCACCCTTGACCTGGTGCTCGAAGCCGTTCATCTGCGGGACAGTGACGATCTTCGAGACGCCCATGGCGGCGGCGAGGGAAGCCTCAGTCTCGTAGATGCGACGACCGTTCTTGTCCTTCAGAAGAAGGAGCGAAACGAGGCGCTTCTTGTCGATGAACAGCGTCGGGGAGCCAGAGCCCTCGAGGTCTGCAGATGCCAGGACGATGTCATCGACGAGGGTCTCATCGGTAGTGCTGTGCTCGAGAACCTTGTGGATCGCGTAGAGCTCGTTCTCCTTGATGATGGGGCGAATCGCCTCTTCGTTGACCTTGTCCGGATCCGACTCAGTACGGCCATCACCGATGAGGATCGCACGTGCAATTTCCTCGTTGAGCTTACCCTTCATCTCGTTCTTGAGCCAGGAGACGACATTCATGTCGGTAATGTCGACGATGTCGTCGCGATCCAGACGCTGCTTCTTGTAGATGGTCGTAGGGACCGTCGTACGCATCAGCAGCTTGATGACCTCGTCGGTCTTCTTCATTGCCTTCTTCGCGTAACCCTTAGCACGGGCCTTATCATCGCGAATATCCGCGAAGATAGACTTGATCCTGGCGAACGGGGAGTGCTTGGTGCCGTTCATGACAACGGAAACCCAAGACTGGTCGCGATCAAGAGTGATCGGCTCGTCAGTGACAGACTTGGCGTCGGGGAACAGGTACCCGATGTTCTCGATGCCGTAGTCTGCGTGTCGGAGCTCCTCCGACAGAGTGGTGCCGTTCGTCTTCGCACGCTCGACAATGGCTGCAAAGTCCGAGTGGGACAGGGTGTTCTGGGCGGGCTTGTCGCCACCCTCGAAGATGTTGTGCTTCATGTTTTCCTCTTCGTCGGTTTCTTCGTCGGTCTCTTCAGAGTCTTCTTCAGACTCCTCCAATTCCATGTCGATTGTGGCGGCAATCAGATAATTGACCGCCTCCTTCTGTTCCTCGGTGAGAGTAGAAAGAATCTCACCAATGGTACGATCCCCCTCGGGAGAGGAATCTTCTTCGTCGGTAGCTTCTTCTTCGCCACCATCGAAGTCTTCATGCGTTGCATCGTCTTCGCTGATGCGGATGACGGCAGAGTATCCGGAATCATCGCTGTGAGCGACAGCAACATTCTCGATAGTCGCACCGGGGTTGGCGCCCCTAAGCACGAGGGACACCTCAACGATGTTACCGTGCTCAACTGTAGACCCACGCTGCCGAAGCTGATTTGCAAAGATCGACATAGCATTAATGTCGCCATGCTCAATCAGTTCGCGTGCGTGTTCAGCCTGCTGGCTCCCATTAAAGAAGCCGTAGGCGTAGACGCCATTACCCCGGTTCTCGAGCATTGCGTGTCCGAGGACGTTTGTAACTTCGCCGTGGCCATGCTGCCAAACAAGAGGCACAACGGCCCCGTCGTTTTGCGAGAATGCATCATGGCCGATGACCCGACCATCACTACACTTAACGCCGGCAACAGTGGCCCAGCCGGAAAAGTCGGCCTTGGTAGTGTCAAGATCCATCGACACTGTCATTTTGAACCTCCTGTTTGGTTTCCGCGTTTGCGGAACTGGTGTACGGATTCGCCAACTGATCTGCCTTAGGATCAGTGGCTTGAGGCAGACCAATAATGGATCGAATCTCGTTAGGTGTCATTACTAGATTAGTAATGAACGTTTGCGCCATCGACGCAACCGAGTCCAGAGACGCTGACGAGAATGGGTCGCGAACATAGATGATTCGCTGCCCTTGCGTTCTAGCGGTTCGGGTCAAGAAGACCATTGTCGCTGCTTTTGTGATACTGTCTAGAATCGGTTTGACTGTCCTATTATAGTAGGACAGATTTGTTTCTGCGTCAGCGGTGCCATTGAATACACTCTCAGTGAAACCTAGCGCGTTGTAGAGTTGCTCCGTCAGATACTTAACCTGATCTAGTAGGTTGTTCTCCACCGGTCGGTTTAGCTGAGTAATCTTCTCCGCTCCATCGACGTACGCTACGCCGATCTCAGAGTTTCGAAGTTGCGATTCAATGGCCTCCCGCCGACTCTCTGCCTGCTGTTGCCTAAGCTCGCCTCGAACTGAATAAGGAAGCTGAATAATAAGATCCAGCTTCTTGCCTAAGGCACTATTGTCGATAGCGTCTAGGGCGTCGAGCTTACGAGCGAGCCGCTGCGCCAACGAGCCGTTTGTTGCGGTCACGTCATACAGCGGAGAATGGACAACGCAGACAGAATTCTTGGAAACTGTAATCGTTTCTCTATTACCGGTACGGTCGTTGTAGACGTCTACATCTACAGAGTCCGTATACCAGTTAACGACACGACCGACGCGCAGAGAAAGGACGTCGAAAGATCCTTCCTCGTTTAGCCGGATGTCCGTGTCTACAGGAACCAGAACAGCCGATCCGTATTCTAGCATCGTATACACTAGCTCATAGATCAGACTGTTAGACGTCTGGTCTATGTTGGCCATTAGCGATAGGCATTCATTGAGCTTGGATGGCTGCTCTGAATCGTACCTGCCATTTTGATCAACGCGTACGTGTCGGATCGGTGTGTTAGATACATCGAGTGCAATCTTGTTGTATAGCGTTTGAACCAGGTTCACGCTACCACCAGAACGATACCTAGGTCTGTATTCGCTGTATGTCCGGGTAGTCAGCGAATGAGAATCGTTGTTGACAAATACATTCCAGGCGCTCGCAAGCCTCGATCGGATACCCATATGACCTCCTCTCTTACGCGAAGTCGTCTAGTTGTTGCTTGTAGGCAACCCAAGCGTCCATTAGAGCTGCGACGCTATCGATCTTAAGATCCATTCGCTTCTTAAGAATCTTTCTGTTGCCATTAGTATCTTCAATTGTAATTGTATTGCCCATCGCCCAGGACATCAGCTCCTGATCGAAGAGCAGGTGCCTATCGGACGACAGCTTCTTAAGTTCACCGAGCGGAACAGACTCAGTTCGAGCACCCTGAATGACCTTATGAACGCCGTAAGGTCCGTTTTCAGTCGCCCATCTCTCGACAAACTCTCGGGCGTTGTATGGATCGTATCCGAAAGCTCGGACGTCGAATTCAGATCGGATGATGTAATCATCTAGATCGTTATACACCGCAATCATGTCAAGAATAGTTCCATCCATAACCTGTAGAGACCCTTCGCGGATGAAGGATTCGTACTTGACTCGCCCCGCTGCGGGTAGCTTGTCGAAGGTTCTGGTTGTAATGTAGGCTCGGGTCTTTACTCCGAAGGTACCGTCGCCTAGCGGGAAGAGGAACGTAAACGCACAGAAGTCGTCACCTTGCGAAAGGTCCGCTCCCATTGCGCATGGCATCTGCCAGTACTCCCTCTTCTGGTGGGGAATCGTTTCTTCGTATGTGAAGAAGTACGTGTAGCCCTCCATCGGAATTCCGAATCGCTTGGCTAAGATATCGTTACGGGCTGATGGCACGTTTTCAGCTCGAGCGACATCTCGTTGATAGGTATCGTAAGATACCGTTTTACCAAGGTTGGGTTGGGCCTTAACCCACGTGTTAGGATCTGCTACTTCTTCCACTTCGTCCAGTCTGTAATACCAGATGGATGTGTGCGGATCGTAGTAATCCCCCTTTAGGATGCTAAGTAACTCCATTTTGATGGAATCGCCGATGCCGTTTCGGACTGTACCTTCGGAGGATACCGCGAGGATCACCCAGTCATTGAGTTTAGACGCACCTTGCTCCAGAGCAGAGATCACGTCTTGCCGGACGTCTCCGGAAAGCCATTCGTCGACCGTGTTAACCTTGGTCCGGAGGCCTTGAAGTTTGTCAACATTCATCGGCCTAACTTCGAGCAGCGATTTGGTCGAGAAGTTCTCGATCCCTCGCTTCGTAGGCGTCAGAAGAGCCCTGTTTCGATTACCACCTGTTGTTGAATGCACGCTGCCGGCGGTCAGAAACTTAAACAGAGGCCCTCTGGACCGCGTGATAGCAGTCTTGAAAGGGCTAAGCGTTTCTTCAGCCTGCGGCATCGTTGGTGCCGTCGCGATTTGATGAGTAGTCGCCGTATCGATCGTAAGAAAATACGCATGGATAAACGCCATGTACATCGATTTGGCGGCGCCTCGAGCGACGATAAGATACTGCTTGTTTACAAGCCTTCTCTTTTCGTCTACTTGAACATATCTACCTTCATGCCCGTTCTCATCGGGTATGAATTTAGTAACTCGTTCGAAATAAAACCAAGACAGCAGACTTTCGGCCCATAGTTTAAAACTATCAAGCAGCTTCAGGTCTGCGCCATCCGTCAACGTCATCTCGTTGTTGCAAAACGCGATGAAACCCTCGATTGCCTGGTCGTCGTAATAGTAACGAGGATTGGCAATAAGATCGTCAATACGGTTCATCTCCATTTCAATGGTTCGAGAGACTGGGATTTCTCCAGCTAGGACTTTATCTCGGAATTCGCCATAGTATTTAGGTGTGGCCGTATTAGAAAGCGTCACTACTTCTTATCCTTCTTTACAATTTCTGAAAGACCCGTAGCCCGATCAGCTTCCTTCGCGAGGCTCTTGATACTGCCGACCGAAAGATTGGAATCGATGGCACCAATTAGCATATCGGTCGCCTTCTTAGCCGCGTATTTGGTCAGATTCGAGCTGGCCTCGCTCATAAATGTGTCAGCAAGCTTCGCAAACTGAGATCGGTTTGCCTTCTCATATTCTGCGAGCTTAGCCTTCAGTTCGGAATTGGTCTTCTCGAGCTGGAGACGCTTATTCTGTTCGATGAGATCTGTAGTGGTCAGATTCTTAGGGAGCATCTTCCTCTGGTCTCGAGTAAGGCCGCCCTTTGGGGTAGACGCGTACTTCTCAAGCTTAGCTTGCTTTTCCGCTTCCTTAGCCTTCTTCTTCTCTTCGCGCTCGCGCTTCTTTGCTTCTTGCTCTTGCTTCTTTCGGGCTTTCGCCGCGTCCCTTTGCTTCTTCTTCTCAG